ACTGAATTAGCTGAAGAGATTGTAAATTCTAAAAGTATTGTATTAGAAAAATTAACTGAAAAAATTAATGAATCGAATGATGAAGATTTACATGAAAAAGTAAATCAGACTATAAGTCATATTAATGAGTCCGAAATTTCATTAACTTCACTTTATAAGTTAAAACAATTAGAACACGGTTTATAACTTTAAATTACATATATAAATTAAAAAAGGATTCAGATTTCTGAATCCTTTATTTTTTGGATATAAATGGCTTTTTGTTTTTGTTTACGTCTCTTAGTAGATTTCTTAGTAAACTCTTTTTCCTCGCGAAGCCTATTCAACTGTTTAGTCTTATAAACTTTATTCTTATACCTTTTTAAGGCTCTTTCGATATTTTCTTTTTTTCCTATTTCTATTATTAACATATATGACTTATTATAATAAATATATTCAACTTATCAATATTTTGACAATCGTACTTTTTATGGTTATATTTTTAACGAACAAATAAACATTAGATATTATGAATTTATATGAAAAAAGGAAAAACATCCCAATTATCGGGATACGAAAACGCGAAATGTAGTTATGGGACAGTAGATGCAAAAAAATTAAAATCAGTTTATATTCTCATACAAAGTTGGGTGGAACCAACTATAACATCTCATAATTGGGTTAGAACAACAGGTATGTTAGAGAGGGACATTAAACATCACTTATTGGAATCGGTGGACCCGTTATTATTTGAAAAACATAACATTGTCGATTTAGATTTAAGAAGTAGTGGTATACAATTAGGTAAAAGAAGTTTTATGAATTTGGAGGTAACATTATTTGTGAAAGAACAAATAGACTTTAAATCGTTGATACTTAGAGACAGGATAAAACAAATAGTTAATACATTATATGGGTATCCGTTAATGAAATCAAAATATTTTATACTACATAAAACTAAAAAACAGTCCGTTTAATCTATTTATAGTTAAAACAACTAAATGAAAGTCGTAATTAATGAAAGTCAATTATTAAGGTTATTTGAAGCAAATACGCTTGTAGATAATCTTAATAATCTTATAGACCCTAAAAAATTTATATATGAATTTGGTTATGGGGATACTTTTATTTTACCAAGTAGTGTTATGATTGAAGGTGATATTCAAGACGAAGATATAAGTGTTCGGGTTGAAATTGGTAAAGTAATTTATAAAGGACAGGATGTTACAGACTTCTCAAATAACTATGTTTTTTTCTCAGGAGAAGGTGACGATTCTGTTTTAACAACAGAATATAAGGTATTCGTTAGTAACAAAATAAATCAATTATTAAGAGTAACTCCAATTAGAATAAGTGAATGGGACGTTTTTATCTCGATGGAATACTAAACGTAGCATATTTATAAAATAAAAGATATGAAAATATTAGGACCAAATGATACGGGTAAAGGGATTTTAATTGAGTGGGATGCCGGTTTTATAAACCCAAACGATAAACGTAACGCCGATATTATAAAAGAATCGTATGGTCAATTAGACCATTCTAAACCTTTTGAGTTTTACGCAGTATTACAAAAATACGACACACCAAATAGAAATGGTAGAATATATCCTGAACCAATATTAAGGAGAGAAGGTGAAAAATACCAAGAGGCTATAAAGAAAGGATTGTCGATATCAGAACTTAATCACCCTGAATCGTCACTTATCGACTTAGACCGTGTATCACACTTAATAACTGATATGTGGTGGGAAGGTAATGTTCTAATGGGTAAAATAAAATTATTAACATCACCAGGTTTTCATAAAACAGGTGTTGTATCATGTCCAGGGGACCAAGCGGCTAACCTTATGAGACAAGGAGTTACTATGGGAGTATCATCTCGTGGTGTAGGTTCTTTAGTTAAAAAAGGTGAAAGAAATGAGGTACAGGATGATTTCGAATTAATTTGTTTTGATTTAGTATCCTCACCATCAACACCAGGAGCTTACTTATTCCTTAATCAAGATGATAGAATGAAGTACGATGAGAACATTGAAGAGGAAACAAAACAAAGAAGTGTAAATGGTGAACCTGAAAAAGGTTTAGACAAATCGCTTGACTTAATGAAAAAATTAACCGATTATTTAGGATATTAATTAAAACTAAGAAAAAAAAATAAAATGGAAGAAAAGTATTTTGTAGCAAAAATTCAGTATGATATGCCAGACGAGCATTCAGGTAAAATTAAAAAAATCAGAGAAGAAAAATTAGTTAAAGGTTTTAACGTAACAGATGTTGAGGCTAAAGTTACTAAAGCCTTTGAGGGGTTTACTCACGATTGGAGAATATCTGCGTGTGTCGAAAGTAAAATTGATGAAGTAATCGAGTAATACTTCACATACATATTATAAAATTAAAATCGGGTAAACCCCGATTTTTTTTTGCCTATTGTTTTATAAAGTGATTTTTTTTTAATTCGTGTATATTTATTATAAAAACTATAAATAAACATTTTGCAAAAAAATAACTAAAATGGCACAAAAAAAACAAAACTTAGTTGAAGAAGCGCTACTACAAATGGAAAATTTGAAGGAAGCCGTTACGGAGAATGCAAAAGGAATACTTGCTTCTACTATGAAGGAAGAAATCAGTGAATTAGTAAAAGAATCTCTAAGTGAAGAAGAGATTGAAGACGAAGTGTCTGTTGAAGCAATGGAAGGTGAAAAAATGGAAGAAGGTGACGATATAGAGAAATCTGTAAAGCACGAAACAAAAGAACAAGACGAACTTGACATTGAAGACGACATGGAACTAGATGTTGACATGGACATTGAAGACGAATCCGATGAGGATGAGGATGATATAGAAATTGATACTGATGATATGCTTATGATGGATTTACCAGGTGATGAGTTAGAAGTGGATGACGAAGAAGAAATTCTTTTACCACTCGACCTTACAGGTGCATCTGACGAAGAAATCCTTAAGGTCTTTAAAGCTATGGGTGAAGAAGACGGAATCGTTGTTACACAAGACGGTGACGAAATCACACTTAAAGATGATGAGGCTGATGTTGAATATCAAATTCAAATGGAGGAATTCGGAGGTAAAAAAGGTGATGACTCTAAATCTCATAAAGACTACGAAGAATCTAACGAAGAATACGGAGGTAAGAAAGGCGATGATTCAAAATCTCACAAAGATTATGAAGAATCAAATGAAGAATACGGAGGTAAGAAAGGTGATGATTCAAAATCTCACAAGGATTATGAAGAATCTAACGAAGGAGACGAAGTAGTTTATGAAATTGAACTCGGAGAGGATGACGGAAACTATTATGGTGACGCAGCTGAAGACGACTACTCACAAATTGAGAAGTTGGAAAAAGACGCACACCACGATGCTGAAGAACATCACAAAGAGGAACATTACGAAGAGTATGGTGGTAAAAAAGGAGACGATTCAAAATCTCACAAGGATTATGAAGAATCTAATGAAGAGTTCGGAGGTAAAAAAGGTGATGATTCAAAATCACACAAAGATTACGAAGAGGCTAAAGAAGGTATGGTGAGAAGTCACGCTGCTGGACAGAAAGCGTCTTCTGATAAATCTAAAGGACTTGCAAAACCACATTCTATTCCTAATAGAGCGAGGTACAATGAATCACTTGAGAAAGAAGTAAAACAATTAAGAGAAAAAAATGAAGAGTACCGTAAGGCACTTAACATCTTTAAAGAAAAACTTAATGAAGTTGCTGTTTTCAATTCAAATCTAGCATACGCTACTCGACTGTTTACTGAGCATTCGACAACAAAACAAGAAAAAATAAACATTTTAAGACGTTTTGATTCTGCTGAAACAATCAAAGAATCGAAAAGTCTTTATAAGACTGTAAAGGAAGATTTAGACTCGAAAGGAAGTTCTGCAGTTGTAACTGAATCAGTTGCATCTAAAGTACAGAAATCACCATCTAAAGGTTCTGCTACAAATCTTATCGAAAGTAAAACCTACGAAAATCCTCAGTTCATGAGAATGAAGGATTTAATGGGTAAACTTCAAAAATAAAATTTAAAAAAAACAAATACTAAAATGGGAGCATTATTAGAATCGGGTCTTGTTGGTAATATTGGGTTAAAACACCTTAAAGTTATCAAAGAAGACACAATCAACAAATGGGACAAATTAGGATTCCTAGAGGGTCTTAAAGGTCACGTAAAAGAGAACATGGCACAATTATATGAAAACCAAGCGTCTCACTTAATTAACGAAGCATCTGCTTCAGATAACTCAGGTTCATTTGAAACAGTAGTCTTCCCTATCATTAGAAGAGTATTCTCTAAATTATTAGCTAATGATATCGTATCAGTACAAGCGATGAACTTACCAATCGGTAAATTATTCTACTTTGTACCTAAAATTCAGAACAGAAATGCTGATGGAACACATGTTGCACCTTTCGGAGCACCTAATGGACCAGCAAGTCCTGAAGAAAACTATGATGGTGGTAAAAACCTTTATGATAGATTTTACGAAGGTTCTGCACCGAATTCAGACCCAGCTGGGTTATTCGATTACTCTAAAGGAGCGTTTTCAGGAATTGCTGCGAATACTACATTAGTAAAATGGGATGGTTCATCATTAGTAGTTGCGGCTGCTGGTGATTACGCAGGTAACCAAAGAACACTTTTAGTTGCATTATCAGGATTTGCATCTGCAGGTCAAGGTAAATTAATCGGACCTACAGGTAACGAACAAGACACTGAGGATTTCTTAGCGTCATTAGAAGTACAAATAGGTAGTGTTTTCTATAACTTTAATGTGGTAACACAGAAGTATGGTAAAGGTATCGTTCAATACGGTAACGAAGCTCAAACTAACTTCCCTCCAGGAACCTATACAGGACCAGGTGGTAAGTATGATGATATTTGTACTGCTGACGGTGTAATTTATTTATCAGTTGATACTTCAACACCTGTTACTGGATGTACTAATTGTTCAATCGATGGTTATACAGGTACTACATTCGCGGCTAACCCTACGGTTGCAGCGTCTTACAGAGTATATGCTGACTTAGAATTCGAAGACCAAATGGGTGAAGTTTCTTTCGACCTTGATGCAGTTACTGTATCGGTTACAGAAAGAAAACTAAGAGCACAGTGGTCTCCAGAATTAGCACAAGATGTTTCTGCATTCCATAACATTGATGCTGAGGCTGAATTAACAGCTTTATTATCAGAACAAGTGGCTGCTGAAATTGACCGTGAAATCTTAAGAGACTTAAGAAAAGGTGCGGCTTGGACGTTACGTTGGGATTACAACGGATGGAAGAGAGTGTCTAATGGTTCAGTTAACTATAACCAAAAAGACTGGAATCAGACATTGATTACTGCGATTAACCAAATCTCAGCTCAAATTCACAAATCTACATTAAGAGGTGGAGCTAACTGGATTGTTGTTTCTTCGGAAATTTCAGCTATCTTTGATGACTTGGAATACTTCCACGTATCAAATGCGGCTCCAGACCAAGACCAATACAACATGGGTATTGAAAGAGTAGGTACATTATCAGGTAGATACCAAGTGTACAGAGACCCTTACTTCCCACCAAACACTGTTTTATTGGGACATAAAGGTTCTTCATTATTGGATACAGGGTACGTTTACGCACCGTATGTACCATTACAGTTGACACCTACAATGTATAACCCGTTCAACTTTACTCCGATAAAGGGTATTATGACGAGATACGCTAAGAAAATGGTTAATAACCGTTTCTATGGTAGAATCGTAGTTGATGGTGTTAGAACATTTGACTTGAACTCTTTAAGATAATATATCTTAATAGGAATATTAAAGGGGACCTTATTGGTCCCCTTTTTTATTTGTATAGTTTCTAATACAATGAGGGGAGTCTTCCCCAAAATACATACATCTTAAAATCTCATTTTCAATTCTTAATGGTTGAAATTTATCACCATCATTTGGTTTATGACCATTATTACGTGCCTTCATCATAATCATTTCATTTTTCACAATTTTAGTACTTATTTCACTTTTAGTCATAATGTATTTTTTTTGCATAAAAAAAGGGACAACGTCCCTTTTTAATTAATTAGATTTGTGTACTTCAGGGTCAGGAACTGATTTTTCTTTATTCTCAGGAGGTGTAGTTAACACTCTGATAGCTCTTGAAATCACTTCAGACTCTTCGATACTAAATGCACCTCGTTTGTGTGCTGATTTAGCTGCGTGTACTACACAGTACAATGATTGGTCACCATTTAAGTTCTGAACAAACTTATCTAAATCTTGAAGATTAGTATAGTTTATAGTATCAAATAATGTTCCAATAGGTTTTGGTTGTTCATCAACAGATTGTTCGGTACCTTGACCTTCTAAAACTTCACTTACTTTTTCCTCTACAGGTTTAGTTTCAGTTTTTTTAGTTCTAGTTTTTCTAGCTGTTGGTTTTTTTGTCTCGTCAGACGTTGTCTTTTTAGCTTTAGCCATTTTGTTTTTTTATTTAATGAATAAGTTTATTTCTTGTTATATTTATTAATAGATAACTGAAGTATAGTAATAATCAAGTATGAGTGAATATATTTTAACAGAAGATTTAGCCGTATGGTTCGGAAAAAAGAAAAAAAAGAAAGGTTCTTCTCAACCGAAAGGTCCGTGGGTTAATATTTGTAAAAAGAAAAAAGGTGGTGGTCACCCACCATGTGGTCGTGGAGATGCCGACAAAGGGGCGTACCCTGTGTGTAGAGGTGCTGGTGTTGCAGGTAAAATGTCTCAGAAAGATAAAGACTCGGCTTGTCGTAGAAAACGAGAAAAAGAAAAGAAAGACACTCAAACAGGAAAAGGTCAAAAACCAACAAGAATTAAAGTAAAAAATTATAAAAAGAAAAACGAATCAATAGACAAATTAATTAAATTAGTTTTAGAGGATAAAATGGCAGACATTAGTATATCTGACCAAGCAGTTAAAAGTATATGTGATTCTGAAAAGTTTTGTAAGGCACAAGGACCTATTACTTTTGGACAATTAAGAAGTATTGTTGATGCTGCAATGAATAAGAGACTTTTTAAAAACGTGGGTGAAGGTGGTGTAAAGGCATTTCTTCGTCTACTACCGTGGTTTATACCACAAGTTGCCATCGGTGAATTTATAGCTTCAGCTATGAGGTCAGCCAATAAAGTATTGGGACCTTTATTAAAACAAACAAGTTCTTACAAATCTTGGTGGGCAAAATCTATTTTAAGGGTACTCGAATTAGCTGAGGGTAATATAAACCCTACCGACCCGTTTAGTAAAATATTTTTTGTTAGTGATGGTTTAATGAGTTTAATGAATAGTAAAAGTAAATTAAAGTTCGCTTATTATATTTCTGAACTTGCATCAGAAAAACCTGACGATGAACCTGTTCCTGAATTTTTTGTTGAAAATGAATTAAGAAGTTGGATTAATCAACGATTTTTATTAGACCCACCATTAGAACCAAAAAAACTAGACTCTTTTGATGATGTAAAATTACCATTACCTGAACCTGAAAAAGAAGATGAGGATTTAGTAGATAACACTAAATTAATCGAATCGGTTTTAAGGTCATACACTAAAGAAAAAACCGTAATATCTGAAGAATTACAATATCATATTGATAATAGTCTTTCATTAACTGAAAATGTTTTTAGATATGGTAGTCCAAAATACTTTGATGTAATTAACGAAGCACGTAAATTATATAGTGAGGGTTACAATCAATGGTCAGAAGAGGAAGTGGAGTTATTAGAATCCGATAGAGGTAAGTTTTTTAATTATAAGGGTAAGAGACTACCATTTGATTTTCCAATGGTTAATGAGCAAGGATTTAGTTGGGACGGGACATATGCCAATGAATCTGAATCTGAATATAAAGATGATAATGTAAATTACAATGTCTTACTTGGGTACGCTATTGAGATGTCCAAATCTTTATGGTCTGAGTCAAATAAAGATATAAACCTAATAGGTGCACTTAAGGAGTTAAAAATGTATTATTTAGATTTAAGAAATAATAAAACCCCTATGTCATTATCGGTACCTGCGGAGGTAGCTAAGAATACTGTTGAGAAATTGGTTGGTGAGTTACCTAACGAATCATTATCATCACTTGAGGAATTAGGTGCAAGTCTAAAGACACTTAGTGAGGCCGAATATAAGGGTAAAGATATTAGTTTAAACAAACCTAAGTCAGGTGGACCTAAAAAGTGGTATGTGTACGTTAAAAACCCTAAGACGGGTAAAGTAATTAAAGTATCGTATGGTTCTCCTGTTATGACCGCCAAATGGAACGACCCAGGTGCTCGTAAATCATTTGCGGCTAGACATCAGTGTGCTAAGAAAAAAGACAAAACTAAAGCGGGTTATTGGGCGTGTAGAGCACATAAAGATTTTGGTAAAAATGTCTCAGGTAGATTTTGGTAATGATATATTCAGACACACAACTATCACATAATAAAAAACGTAGAGTTTTTAATGAATCCGTTAGCTCTGAAGAGTTAAAATGGCACAAAGACGAGTACGACCGTATAATATTTGTAGAGTCAAGTGATGGTTGGAAACTACAAATGGACGAGGAACTACCTCAGGACCTTAAGGTTGGACAAAAATACTCTATTAATAAAGAGACATACCACAGAGTAATTAAAGGTTCTGGTGACCTTAAAATCGTTATTATCGAAAACAATGATTATATTAGAGTCCCTTCACCTGTAATTAGACAAATGAAAAAAGGTTTATCATACTCTAAAGGAATTAATAGACTCACTCAAAAGATAGTTGAGAATAACGTAATATCTAAAAACCAACTATTAGAGTTAAAACAATTTTTTGACAGTAAAAAAGAAATCATTACTTTAAATGAGACGTTTAAAGGGAAACCACAAAAAGATGTGGAGTATGTTAATTGGTTATTAAATGGTGGTGATGTGGGATATAAATGGGTTATATCTAAAACTACTTAATCCCATTCACTGGCAACGTTTCTAATATTATTTTTTTTAATTCTAATAGTATAACTCTTATCCCCATAAGCTTTAGGTACCATTAGGTAGAAATAATCTAAAGCCCTTTCTAAACAAGAAGACTCGGTTTCTATAATGAGTTTTTCTTTCCCATTAACAATTTTAACAAAATGATAAGTTGTATTTAGATACATTATTTTTTTTATATACTACAAATATACAAATTATTTTTTACCGGAACAATATTTACCTGAACATCTTTTTTCACCATCTAAACCTGGCATCTTACCTTTACACACTTGGACGGCGTAACCGTTAGCGTAAGCTGATGGGTAAACATCATATTTAGCTTTCGCGGCGTTTTTACCTCTCGCACATAAAGTAGTGTTCTTCTTCTTTTTTTTCTTTTTAGATTTTTTCTTTTCACTAATTACTCTAGTGATTATTTCTATCAGTTCGTTTTCAGTGATTGTTACCTTTCTCATTTTCTATTAACTATTTGAAATTTTAATTCTCTTTTATAGGTGTTAATCTCCCTATCAGTTAATACTTTTATATCGATGAAATATTCGTTAGGTATTTTGTCTTCAGTATTAAAAATAAAATAGTGACTGTCTGGTGTTCTATTTAACTGTGTCCAATCTTGAACTTGAACTTCAGTTTTACCTTCTCTAACATATACCCTATAATAGGCATTAACTTTATTAAGTACTTCATTCGTAGTGTACGCCTTTTTAATTATAACATTAACTTTACGTACATCTGGTCCTAATATTTTTTCATCTTGTTTAATACCGAAAAAATCAAAACCATATAATGAAGGGTCATTCGTTGTTGAACCAATTTGATATAACTCTGATAAATCATTAACTACGAATTCATTAGTTTGATTAGAAATATCAACCCCATTAATTTTTAAATTTTTCCATGTGTCATACATCATACATGGTATACTTGATGATGTTAATGGTGGTACTATAACTTCATACACCCCATTAGTTATTTGACAGGTCGGTAAATCTAAAAATATTATTGAACCATTCATATCCATAATATCTACAGATGGTAATTCGTCAAAATTTTGAGGGTTACCAAATTGGTAACTATAGAGATATAACCTATTTTCTTTATTTTCATAAAAAATATTTCTATCGTCTTGTATTAAATCATCATATGTCGTTTCTAAGTACGGTTCATAAAATGTTTGTGTATTCGTAGTAAAAAACCCTACCGAGTAGTTTTCAGTTAATCCTGTAATATTTTCAACTTGAGGATAAAAGGCGATTCCCCATCCTGTGACTCCAGTAGTTGCCCCCGTTAATATATCGTTTATCTCTTGAGTCATATCAAATTTAATATTTTCATTACCAAATTCAAAATGTTGAGTATCAATAATAGTTAAACCTGAGAAATTTAATCCTGGACTTGAGTTGGTATTTAAATTATCATATACCCCTGGTACTGACCAATTTGAAATAGTTTGAGATTCGTACCAATTAGTTGGTCTACTTGAGTAGGCTTTGTCTGTAGGTAATTCAGTAAAATCATAATAATCGTATCCAACACCCTCATCCCATGATTGAATATCTCCTGTGGTTCCTGAAACTTTAGGTATTCTAAATAATACTAAATCAAAAGAAGTCGCTCTTCTTCTTCCATTAGACCATGTGTCATTTAATAATTCCAAATCAAATGATGAAGTATTAGTCATATTGAGAATATGTTTCATATTCTTTGAACAACCCGTAGAAATAACCCCTTTATGAATTTGCTCAGTTATTCCTGATAATTCAATATCGAATAAAAAACGACTAAACCCTTTTGGAGTAATTACATTATCTACCCCACCAAAGAATAGTTCACATATAGGGTTTCTACCTGTATTTGCGTATGAATTTGAAACAATAGTTGTGTTTCTATTAAAATATGATTTATAAGTAGACATAAACTCTTTTTAATATAAATACTTAGTTTATACGAATATACTTATTTAGTATCTTTTGATTTGCATCTCTAAGCTCTTTTTGTAACTTATCCATAGTAACCCCATTGGTTGATGTCCCGTCAGGAACCATACCATGATACGGATGAACATGACCAATAAGAAACTGTACCATTAAATTTAATAGTTCGATTAATTCTTCTCCCCTAACAACAGAAGACGTTTTAGGTTCAATTTCATCCGAAAGAGTATATTCCTCAATACCATATAATGTGTCAGATAATTTTATTTTACCTGTATCATTTTTTGATGATTTGTGTGAGAGTAAATACACAAAATCTCCACCCAGTATGGAGGCAGTATTATTTAATAATATTTCTTTTTCAGGAATCACTTCATTTTTTTCAGGAGTAAAAGGTACGTCACCTCTTTTTGTTTGGTCATATATTAACCCATATCCACCCACTAAGTCCGATTGTTTAACTTTTACACCAGCCATTAAATTAGCTATAAATAATTTCTCATTTGTTTGTGATGTGTCAGAATTTAATTTATTGTAAAGACTCGGTTGAGGTCTAAAATAAATTGGATAAGTTGAATCTCCACCACCCCTTAATCTAAAAGGACCTAAAGGTTTAACTGATGTAGTTATCGATGATAAATCAGGTACCAATTTTTCTGCAACACCATTAATTATTTTATTAATTAAACGTGTCAAATCATTAACGGATAGAGCTAAAAAATCAAACTTTTGGTATAGATTCTTGGTGTCCTCTACATCTGTAGTTATACCAAAACTTTGACTACCATTTCTTTCGTTAGGGGTTAAAGTGTAAATATAAATACCCCCTGTATATGCGTTTGAATTATTATCTGGATTTACAACATTATATTCTACTAAAATTCTAATTGGTTTATGTCTATACTTAAACTTATAAAGTTTTTCGGCTTCACCGTATACTGTTTTTTTATTAAATTTACTAAGTTGTAAGAATGACCTATTATCGTTACCCACAGGGTAAATATTTGGGCTAGGTTGACCATTATATTTACCAGCTCTTAATAATACGGTATCTTCTTTAACAACAATATCGGCACTTCCTCTACCATCAATAGATATGTCGTCAGGTTCGGAATAAACTCCTTTATTAGACGATTCAAATACAATTCCTGTATTTGGGTTACGTAGTTGCTTCTGTTGTTTATTTCTACTACCTAAATTACTATTACTAACTGCTGAATTGTAAGGTTCTTGTTTTACATTTGTTAGGGAAGAAAAAACACCTCCGATATAAAATTTATCTTTATTAGATTTATCGTCAGAGTTAGAATAAATTAAATGAACAAATTCACCATTTTTAGGTGCGGTATTTATAAAGACAGGTAATAGTGGTCTAATAACAAATGGGTCTCTAGATGTCCATTTTTCCACAACACCTACAGTATCCGCAACACTTTTTTCCCTATCTGCAGTGTTTTCAGTTTTTAGTACGGCACGAATACGGCCCAATCCCATAGGGTCAATATTATCAATACATTCACCTACATATATTATTCTATTATTATATGGTATATCAGCCATTACTTAGTTCTTTTTTTATACTCGTTTAAAATTTTATTATAAATTATTTCAGTACTATCTAAATGACGAGTTAATTTAATAATATTAGTTTTAGTCTCCTCAAAATCATTTTGTACAAAATCCATTGCTTCAATTAAATCTTTATTGGAACTGTTTTTATAGTCTAATAGTATTTTTGTTATTTTATTTTCATCCATATTAATACGATTTTCCTGAAGCCTTTGATGGTGCGGTTGCTCCTGCTATCACAGGTGGTACCGCTAATGGTGGTATAAAGACTTCAACTTTACCATTAGCTAATTGCTCTTGGTAAGTACCTTTTATTTGTTGAAACATTGCTGGCATGGCGATATTTACTGCTCCACTTGGAAGGTCACCTGTTGGTATACCTATTGATTGAAGTCTTTCCGTCACTTCTGTCATTGCTCTTGTCGGAGAGAACCCACCTAATAATGAACTAGCNGCTAAAGCGAAAGAAGGTAACGATATACCTGTGGCTGCGGCNGCTAAGTTCAATAATTTTAATATTTCATCAACTAAACTTTTACATTCTCGATAATCAATAAAACCCTGAACTAATTGAATTATTAAAAATATAACTCCAGCAATCATAGCGGCTTGTTTATTTTTGGCTTCTTTAACTATTTCAACAAGTAATGTTTCTACCAATAATCTTAAGTTCTTTTTTAATAAAATGAATAATTCTTCAACAAATATCGCAGCAATTTTACTTAACATTTCTGTCATAAATTTACCAAACGTTTTAATAAATGACTCTAAGTTACTTAGTGCCAATATATTCGCAAAATTTGGATTAACTGACTTCATTACAATTTGTAACCCTAATAGCATTTTTGGTCTTAAAATTGCGAACATTACAGCTTTTGGAATAATCTTTAAAAAATCATTATTAATGGCTACATTTAAATTTAAATCAATACCCGATGGTATATTGAGTTTCCAATCTTGGTCTTTAGCCATATTGTTGACTAAACCCATTAAGTTATCTGCGTTTTGACCGGCATTACCAACATCATCATTAATGAGTTGAGCCATTGAATCTAATAGTGACTCAGTATTGACGGGTAATTTTACATTATTACAGTCAGTGAATTCGGTAACTCCTTGAATCATATTATTAACTTCAATCTCAATATTTTTTAAATCAAGTGGGGACATTTCAAAAAACGATGGGTCTATATTATCTAATTGACCTAACTTAGCGGTACCCTGAACATCAATTTCTCTATTACTATCAAAACAAAGTCCTAATATTCTTTGTAATATTTTTTCAAACTTAGTTTGTTCTTCTTTTTGATTAACGGAAATCCCACCTGAAATATCAATAATGTTAGTTAACATATTCATTATTTCTACTGATATCATATTAAAATTAACGATATCTATAGAACCGTAATAATCTCTTAAGAAATCACCTAAATTATCACCATTTAATCTATTGGCTAACGTTACCTCGTAAAAATCACCAAAAATAGGTGTTCCAGTATTAGGGTCGGGGTATTGTGTAACATACTTTATATCAAAAATACCGGCTCCTGATGCACCAATGTAACTACTACCGTATTCTGCAGTAAATGGTACACCCTCATTCTGAAGTCTATTATAAAGTTCTTTATCCATTGAAAATGGTTGAGAACCGACATTTATTGCATCTTTTTCATATCTAAATGTCCATGGCTTGGATGAGGGGTCGTTTTTTAATAATTCCCTTAAATCAATATCGTTAACAGGTATGTAAATTGGTTGAGTGTTAAACTCTTGTTCTTCTGAACATCCAGCAACTTTCAATACCTCTTCAGCAACAATCTCACCTATTCTAGATTTAGTGTTTTCGCTAGCCATTAAAACTTGCTTTATTAGGAAATCGATAGTGGAAGAACCGGTGTTTTTACCACTAGGCATAGTTTTTTTGAATAACTTAGTTAATTCATCAAATACATTCTCAATTTCTTGTTGAGCCCTTTGTTTGATATCTCCCATAGCGTTTAATTGCTTTAGGGCGTCACTTTTTGCGTTTTGAAAGTTACTATCTAAGCCGTCAGATATTTTTTGTAGTTTTTTTTGATTAACCGCAGTATTAATAGTGGATTTGTATGCGTCTACTTTAGAACTAGCCTGGTTAAACTTATCTTTTATCGACATAATGGTTATTTTTAATCAAGTTTATAACCGTCCTTCTTGTCACCACTGCTTAAATCTTGTTGTATTAAGGTTTGTAAAGTGTCATCATCAATCTCAGATAAACTAAATTCCTCACTTGAGGTATTATTAGTCTTTTCCCATATTGTTGACTGTAACTTAGAAAGTGATAGTTTCTTTTCTATAGTATCATTTACGATTTTTTGTTGTTCTTTGATAACGGGCCCAATAACGGTCATATCCTCAGGGTCTTTTAGCATTGCCAACATTTTATTTTGTATCCTTATAGCGGTTGCCCTTTGTTCTACAAGTTCATTGTAAATTTCTTGCATAAGTGAAAGAACGGAGTCTTTACTTAGTACTATTTCTTTTTTTTTAGGTCTCGCCATAATGTTATAAATATTTATAGAATAATTTTTTTATAGATTATGTAATTTATTTGTCAACTCATAATATAATTTCTTATACTTTCTCATTGATGTCCTTATTTCCTTAGTGGACATATTTGTCATATCACGTAGAGATAGTAGTATTATATTTTTATTAAATTTATTATTATCTGTCCCTATAAAAATATTGCTATAGTTTTCAAATAATTCCATCAAAGCGTATCCTAACTTTAATTCGTTATTATTTAAATCGGTATTTTCTATATAATCATTAAGTTCCTTTATGAATCTTTTAATTACATCCGTAGCCTCTATCTTTTCATTTTCAAGATAGTAAATCATATCAGGTCTACTTTCTAATTTAGTAGTTATATCTTCATATGAAATTTTTCTATTTTGTTCTTTTTGGTCTTTAATAATCATACCCATTAGGTAGTTCTTACATATAGTACCAAAATATGAATACGCCTTTTTACCTTTTTCAGGTTTAAATTTTTCAACTTTTGTTATTAAAAAAGAATGTGTATCATGATTAATTTCACGAAACTCCATTCCTTTTCTATAAAGTTTATATCTCCTAATGATTGATTCAATCATTTTATCTAAAGGTGCTTTCAGATACTCATCGTAAATTTCATTTTTTTCGGTAAAAGTGGAAGCAGTTAAAAATAATCTAACCGCTCTCTCTTCTCTTTCCGCAAAATAATTATTTGTTGTTGGTTTTCTACCTCTTTTTTTCTTTTCAGTTACTTCAGGAGTTTCAGTTTGACCTGAAACTACTATTTTTTTTGAATCGTTATTAGTTGTAGTTGCACTTTTTGGTTCTATTAACATTAAACATCTATTGCTTGATAGTTTATGTCCCTATCTTCAATAAAAAAATGTTCTTTTTTTGCTGAGTCTATCCAAAAAGCGACTTCGTCCTCAGATATTTTTTTCTCACCAAATTTGTAATTCCAAAAAATTGAACCTTCTCTCATGTTCATGTGTTTGTAACCAATTCTAGGTATTGTCATTATTTCTACTGAATTATAACTTAACCTTAGTAGGAACTCATATACAAAAGTTAATTTCATGGATTTTTTAAATCCACCAAAGTCTTTAAAAACTGATTTTTTAAGTACGACTCCGCTTGTTTGAAAATTTTGATAGTTTAATAAAACTTCATTAGTTAAGTAACCAATCTCACTATTCATATTAGCTGCAAAGGTCGCTTCATTTGTAAATCCAGCGAAAACACCCTTTTCATCCACATCTAACACTAACGGTAAAAATCCTGACACTTTCGGATATGCCTCCATATATCGTTTAACATTTTTAAACCATATTGACGCATATTCGTCATCAAACTCTAATAAAGAAATCCATTCATTTTTAGCGTTTTCAACTCCTAAGTTTACTTGAGATGAGAAATCAACATCACCTGTATTTTCAACTAAGTTTACTGTTAGACCACTATAGTCAAAGTTTTGAACCACTTCTTTTAGTGACTCTTCATCACTGTGTACAATAACTAACTCATCAATTGGTGTTGATTGTTTTACTATTGAAAGTATACAACTATTAAAGAACTCAACAAAGTTTTTAACTTTTGAAGAATTAATAGGTAGTATAACTGATACGTTTAATTTATTTTCCATAATTATTAATTTTCTTCTTCTACTTTTAGTTTATCTAATTGTGTTTCGAATATAGTTTTTCTATTTTCTAAGTAACCTGAAAATGTCCCTACTACATTTGATTCGAATTCTTCTCTATTCTTAAATTTATCGGATGTCTCTATACCTGCGTTATATAAATCATCATTAATGTTATCTTCTAACCAATTCTGTGTAAATTCAGCAATAATGTCAGTCATTTGATTCAATTCGTATGTCCAAACTCCGTTGTTTTCCGCCATCCAATCAGGTTTTAGGTTGGGAACTTTACCGATTACAGGCGTTCTACTTGCCATTGATTCGATTGGGAACGTACCTACTGATGATGTATCATCTACCCATACAGAAACAAAAGAATCTTTTAAGTATTCTGCGAACTGTTCTTGATTAAGACCTCTCATATCTCTAAATGTGACCCATCTAAATTGTGGGTACTTTAAATAAAAAGTTTTTATTATTTTCATAGTGTCTCTTTGGTCACGAGTATGAATTGAAATGATTGGTTTTGATGGTACTTCTTTCGCTGAGAACTTTTCAGAAATAAAAGGGGGTATAATATCAAATGTGACATTCTTCATAACACCTTTAACAAGTTCTGTTTGTTTTTCACTAGTAGTTATAGCCTTTAGGAAACCGTATTGTGACCAAGTTGTGCCAGGTTGTAAAGTCTCTAACATATGGTCATAAGCCTGACATGAGATGATTTTACCACAAGGTAGATTAGCAAGTTGCTCTAATACGTGACCATATATTTCAGGTACGACAATAAAATCTTCAGGGGAAATCTTTAAATCTTCACCTTCAATAGTTTCATGAGGTAATTCCATATATTCTTCACCTAACCATTCAGAAACTCCTGTATATTCTTTTGTTTCATGAATGATTATTGGATTAAATCCATTATTTTTTAGGGTTAAGGCAATTTCATAAGTTTGTCTTACGGAAGCCTTGGCATTTCCCTTAGTGTCTTGTGTTAAAAAATAAATCCTTACTGATTTATCTGTTAATCGTTGAACTGACAATTCAACTTTTTTTAATAATTCTGTATCCATAATTTATATATATTTTATTATTCCGTGTCTTAATAATGTATTAAATGCAATTTTAAAGGGAATACTTAAAGACTTTGAAGTTCCCGCACGTATACCTAAGTTATCGTCTATTTCCTCTCTTTCAGTTAAAACGACCTCTAACATCATTTTTATTGTTTCAAATTTTACCACACTTATGTGCTGAGCAAATTTATCTTCAGAGGTTTTTTCAGTTTCTTTTTCAGTAGTTATTTCTTTATCGTCTTCATTTTTAGGTATATTAACCTCTTTTTCTAAAGCAATAAAGTCAACATAATAGTTTTCTTCTAAAAATTGTAACATTATTTTAATTTTAATTGTTTATATAGTTCTTTAAATTCTCCAATATCGTTGATAGTGTATTCTGAATTAATATCTTCATTATACGATGTTGTACATTTAATAACTGTTTTATTTTTTGGTTGGTTTATAATATGGTTTGGGTTGGAAGTAATTAGTATATCAACTTCATCCCACATACTATCTATTGTAATATTAGAATAAAATTTTATTTTCTCAACCAAACAACCATACTTAGATAAGAAAAATAATGTAGCTGGTTTTGATTTACCTATTTCATCAGATACGATTAGTACTTCATGGTTGTCTCTTAATGTTTCGTATATTTCATTTAAATTATTAAAAGTTGGTCCATCTATAGATGGTGAATGACCAAAGATTTGCATAGCAAAATCGATATAAAAGAATTCAAACAAATCTTCTTTATCTTTAAATTTAAAATGATTGATTAAATCATCTAAATTTTTTACAGGTAAATCTAATTCGTATTTAAAGTCATCGACAGATAATACTTTATCAAATTCTTCAGTCTCTTCATTATAAACAGAATTATTTTCGTCCTCAAATTCATCAATATAATGTTTTTGATATAATTGTTCTGCCTTTGTGAAAGTGTCTCTAATTACACCATTTAAATCAAATGCTACTCTCATGTGTCGTATCTATCTAATAGTTTACTAATCAAAGGATTTCTAATGATATCGTCTGTTTTAAAATCATATGTACCAACTTTGTCTAAATTTTTAAATCTAATTGTTGCGTCGTATAACCCTGATTGTGTTTTATCTTTATATCTATCCGTTTGGTCAATATCTCCTGATATGAAAAATTTACTATTGAACCCTATTCTTGTTAATAGTAATTTCATCTGAGAAGGTGTTGAATTCTGTGCCTCTTCAAATATTAATATTGAATTATCAATATTCATACCTCTCATATAAGCTAAAGCGAAAACCTCTATAATGTCATTTTCTTTTAATTTTTCTCTTGCCTCTTTACCTATAATTTTATTTAATAAGTAATAAGATGGAAAAATATATGGGTCTAGTTTTTCCTCTAAATTACCCGGTAACGCCCCTAATTTCTCTTCAGCTTCAACTGCCGGTCTAACAATAATTATTTTTTCATAAGAGTTATTGTGGTCCATTAAAAGTTCTACCGCTGCTTTCATTGCGATATATGATTTACCCACCCCTGCAGGTCCTGTACATATTGTTATTTCGTTCTCCTTTAATATTTCGTGATATTCTTTTTGACTTTCTGATAAAAATTTTTGTTTAGGATTTTTATTAATTATTTTATTTATTAAATCTTTTCTTGGTAATTTTCGTGTACCCGATTCTCCTTTTCTTGCCATTTACGTAATGTTAATTTTTTTATTTTAATCTAACTTTTTTAACCAGTACTCAATCATTTCATCTAACATAGTTTCAAAACTATATTTTGGTTTCCACCCTGTGGAATTTTTTAATTTAGTACTATCCCCCTTTAAGTCTTTTAATTCTTCAGGCCTTAAATACTTACTATCTTGTTTTATATAAAGTATAGGGTCTAAATCTAATTTTCTAAAGACATAATCAACTAAGTCTTGAACTGTATGAGAAATGCCTGTAGAACATACATAATCATCAGGTGAATCCTGTTGTAATATTAACCACATAGCCTCTACATAATCTTTAGCGTGACCCCAATCTCTTGTCGCTTCCATATTACCTAAACATAATTCATTACGTAATCCCATTTTTATCTCAACTGCAGTTTTAACAACTTTATTAGTTACAAAATTAGTACCTCTTCTAGGTGATTCATGATTGAACAGTATCCCATTTGAAACAAACATACCATACGAATTGCGATAGTTTCTGCTAATATTATATGCAAAAACTTTAGAACACCCATATGGTGAAACTGGATTCATTGGTGTAGTTTCTCTTTGAAACCCATCATCATCTATTGTGTTACCAAACATTTCTGATGATGAAGCTTGATAAATTTTAATATTTGGGTTAACTAATTTAACTGACTCCAATAAATTTAAAACTCCAATGCCGGTCACATTGGCGGTATAGATAGGTTGGTCAAAAGAAATTCTTACGTGTGATTGTGCGGCTAAATTATATATCTCATCGGGGTTACATTTTTGAATAATCCTAACTAACGATGATAGGTCCGTCATATCAACATATTCTAAATTATTTTTGATTTTGTGGTAGGTATTTCCTAAACGATTTGTTTGATTTTCTGATACTGAGTTCCTTTTAATTGTACCCCATACTTCGTATCCTTTATTCAATAAAAATTCAGATAAATATGAGCCATCCTGTCCGTTGATTCCCGTAATAAGTGCGACTTTACTTTCTTGTATTTTCATAATTTTCAATAAACCAATTAACAGTCTCTTTTATACCCTCCTCTATCGGTGTGAATTTAAAGTCAGGTAAGTAATGTTTGATTTTTGAATTGTCTGATGGTTTTCTAAATTGACCTTCAGGTTTACTTGTATCAAATATCACTTCACCTTTAAAGTTAAACTCTTCAACTAATAAATCAACTAAATCTTTAATTGATATTTCTTCAGAAGTTGTAAGTATTATTGGTTCATCTTCGTTGTATTCTTTCAAAACCCATTCTGTTAGCCTTGCAACGTCTTTTGAATAAATGAATTCTCTTAACGGTTTTCCCGTCCCCCACACTTCAAAAGGGGTGTTATTTTTTTGTGCTAAATACATTTTATGTATTAACATTGGCATTACGTGACCGTGTTCTAACGAGAAGTTGTCATTTGGTCCATATATGTTCGTGGGTATAACTGACTTATATTGAAGTCCGTATTGTTCTCTATATGCTCTGATTTGAACGTCTGCCATTCGTTTTGCGTATGCATATGCATTATTTGATATGTGGGGCTCACCTAAGTGTATTTTTCCCTCTGTGAGTGGATATTCTACATTGTCGGGAAATACACAGGTAGATAAAAATGTTACAAGTTTCTCAACACCATTTTTTCTTGCCTGTTCAATTACGTTGGTGTTCATCATTATATTATCATAAAAGTATTCTCCCTTATATTTCATATTTGAACCTAACCCACCAACCTTAGCTGCCGTGTGAATTACTTCTGTTGGGTTATAAAACTTAAACATTGATTTTACACTTTCACTCTTTCTTAAGTCAAAATGTTGTGTGGAGATTTTTAAGTCCCCCTTTAATGATGAACCCACTAGTCCGTTACCCGTTATTAATCTCATATTAACTTATTGCTCTTCCTTTTAGTTTATTCCAATCTTGCTCAGGTCTAACTTCTAAATTAGTTTTCCAAGCTGCATCCAACACGTTCATATTAACTCCCACATCACTAGCCATTGATATTAATGCGTTAATATCCTTAGGAAAACATGTCCCTCCAAAACCTAATTTTCCATCGGGTCCTGGTACATGTAAATGTGAGTCACCTATACGACCATCAGATGAAAACCCATACATGGCATCATTCCAATTAACTCCAACTAAATTCGCTAATCTATGATACTCATTCATTAATGATACTTTAGTCGCAAAAAAAGTATTATTCATATACTTTATAAATTCAGCAGTTTTTGAATCGGTATGTATAAAGTGACGATTCATAAATCTATTTGAAAATAGTTTTTCAACCTTATCAGTAATTTTTCTGTCTCCACCAAAAATTATTCTAGCCTGAGTTAACATATCTAATTTAGCGGTTCTCTCAGTTAAAAATTCAGGTGAAAATATTATACTTAAGTGAGGGTATTTTTCTTGTAATTTTTCTGTGGTTCCGGGTAACACGGTCGATTTAATAATGTATATTGGACCTTCAACAGATTCTTCAAAAACTTTTTCAATAAAAGATAAATCTTGTCTTCCGTCAACACTCATAGGTGTCGGTACACATACAAATATAAAATCTGATTTATGAGTTTCTTCTTTAGTATGTGTCGACTTTAGAGGGTCAATATCATACACTCTTATTTCATTTGTTGGTGAAAATGCAAAAATTTGTGATTCACCCACAAATCCATTTCCAACTATACCTACTATGTTCATAATTATAATTTTATCCTAAATGTAATAGACTATTTAAAAATCTAAATTGTTTGTTTATTTTTATACGTAAATTAATAACTTATAGTATATAAAACAACATAATATGAAAAAAATAGACTTATTCAAGGTATTCATGGCTCCAACCGCCGCTGAAGAGGTTACTAAAGTAATCAATAGCGGATATATTGGTCAAGGACCTAAAGTAAATGAATTAGAGGAAATGATGAAAACGCACTTTAATCATGATTACGTATCAACACTAAACGCGGGTACATCGGCACTTCACTTAGCTTTACATCTATTAAAGAAACCATCAATAAACCAAGTCGTGTATGATGGAGTTATTGGATATGACTCAAAATGGCCTGGACTACAAGAAGGTGATGAAGTTTTGGCAACTCCTCTAACATGTACCGCATCTAATTGGCCTGTATTAGCTAATAATTTAAAAATTAAATGGGTTGATATTGACCCTGAAACATTAAATATGGATTTAGATGATTTATCCAGAAAAATAACACCAAAAACTAAAGTTATTATGTTAGTTCACTGGGGGGGTTATCCAAATGACTTAGATAAAGTAAAAAAGATACAGGACACTGCACAACGTATGTATGGGTTTAGACCTGCGGTTATAGAAGACGGAGCACACTCTTTTGGTTCATCCTATAAAGGAAGACCGATAGGTACTCATGGTAATTTAACTATGTTTTCATTACAAGCAATTAAACACATAACATCTATTGATGGTGGGTTGTTACTTTCACCACATAAAAAGTTAAACGACCGAGCAAGATTAATAAGGTGGTATGGTATCGACCGTGATGGTGATAGAAAAGACTTTAGATGTGAGGCAGACATTGAAGAGTGGGGGTATAAATTTCATATGAATGATGTTTGTGCTACTGTAGGTATTGAAAATTTAAAACACGCTGACGAGATTATTGAAAAACATAAATCAAATGCTAAATTTTACGATGAAAATCTTAAAGATGTCGAGGGTCTTACGCTATTAAAAAGAGAAGATGGATTTGATTCTTCTTTTTGGATTTATTCTGTACTTGTTAATGATAGAGATAAATTCTATAAACACATGGGTGACCACGGAATCGCGGTTTCTCAAGTACATGAAAGAAATGATAAACATACGTGTGTTAGAGAATTTGTTTGTAATTTACCTAACTTAGATAAAACTATTGGTAAGATGGTATCAATACCAGTTGGTTGGTGGGTAACTCCTGAAGACCGACAATATATTGTGGATACAATTAAAAAAGGGTGGTAAATGATATTAAGAAAACTAACTGAAGATGATTTAAACTTTTTAATTGAAGTTAGGAATGATGAGTCAACTAGAAAATTTTTAGAAAATGATTCAGAATTTACAAGTGATGAGTGTAAATCATGGTTTGAATCTAATAACCCTTTATGGTTTATAATTGAGGTTAATGAAGAATCTGTTGGTTATATTAGAACTAATGGTGATGAGGTTGGATGCGATATACACCCTGATTTTCGTAAAAAAGGATACGCTAGACAGGCATATAACTTATATTTAGAAAATAAAATGTACGCAACTTTATGGGTTTTTGAAAACAATTTTGCTAAAAAATTATATGAGTCATTAGGTTTTGTAGAAACTGGTGAGGTTAAAATAGTTAGAGGTGAAAAGTACCTTCATATGAAATATATTAAAGAACCTGTTAGTAAAATTTTTATAGGTGGTTTTGGTGGTACCGGAAGTAGAGTAGTTGCCGAAATATTTGAAGGTTTCGGATTTTACATAGGTAGAGAAATTGGTGCGGATTCATTAGATTTTGGTAGAGGTCAATTTGTAGGAGAATTTGATGCTTCATGGAGAGCAAAAGATTTTAAAAGAGTAATTAATTTTGTAAAAAAAAGATTAAGAAACCCTAATAAATTTGCAATTAAACATGGGCATTTTATGTTTATAGATAATGCACTTAGAAAAGATTTTCCTAAATGTAAAACTGTATATATTATGAGACACCCAATTGATATGGCAGTAAAGAAACAGTACAACCCCCATAATAAGTATGGAAATATTGGTATTGACGATTTAGACGGTAAAATAAAGTATTATATAAATGAATCAATTAAATCTTGTAAAGAGGCCGATTTGGTTATAAAATATGAAGACCTTTGTTTTGATTTAGAAAATCAATTAAAAATTATAAGAGATTTTATCGGTGATTTAAATTTAGACTTACCAAAAATTAACATTATACCCTCTAAATCGATAGGTCAACAAACTGAATTATATGACAAATATGACACATCAATGTTAGGGTATTAAGAATAATGGACTATGAAAATAAAAAATAACCCAATTGAGTACTACATAGAGAAAATTAATAATAAAGATAATTTTTCATTTACTCGGTGGGGAGACGGTGAATGGTTTTGTACGATAGGTAGGAATGGTCAAAATTGCGATGGGCATAGATACTTTCCTGAAATGAGGGAATCTCTTAATATTGCATTAAATAATGATAAAGGTTATTATAAGGCAATATGGAATTTAGAGCACGGACAGATAAAAAATATACTTAATGTATTATTACCATTTATAAAAAGCAATAATATAAATATTGATTGGGTTAACGCGGGGATATGGGAAGACGCGGCTTTAAACGGACAATTAAATCCACTAATTAAATCGTTAGAAAGTAGAAACTTTATTATTGTATCAAGTGACAAATTAAAAAAAATAGATATTAAATATACCGATTTTATTAGTGTACCACCTGTTAATTGTTTTTTAGAAAAAGAAAGAATTAAAAGTGATATGATAAAAATGACGAAAAAATACGATGATGTAGTCTTTGGTCTATCATCTTCTATGGCGACTAATGTTATCGTAGACGAACTTTACGATGAGATTGGTGATAAGTGTAGTATGATTGATTTTGGTTCGATATGGGACCCCTTTGTGGGTCATATAGGAAGGTCATACCACAAACAATATGTAAAAACAATTTTATGATTAACTGTAATCCATATGGTGGTATTTCTAATAGAATGAAATGTATTATATCATCTATAGTGGAATATGGCGATATAAATCTTTTATGGGATGTACCTAAAAGTGGTGGTGGAGTTAGATGTAAGTTTAATGATTTATATAAAAATATTTACACAGGTAATGGTATAGGTAGAGTATCTGACTGTAAATTTATTCACCCTCAAATGAATACACATAATGAAGGGGGTAAAGATAAGTTACCTATTGACCTTAAAAAAAGATATATTGAAGTTATTAAAACTTTAGAACCTATCGATTATATTTCAAATAAAATTAAAGAAGAAAAAGAAAAGTTAGGAGAATATAGTGCAGTTAGTGTTAGAACTTTTAGAAGTTTTCCTGCGGAATATAACTCATGGGGGAGACATTTTAAAGAAGATAATCTTTTTAAGGTAATGGATGAAATTAAAGGTAAAATTTTATTAACCTGTGATGATACTGAGATAACAAATTTAATTAAAAAAAGATATGATGTTTACACCACACCTAAAAGAACCAAATTTGGGGATTTTACTACCGTGGAAGGTATGCAAGACATATTAATAGACCAATACTTAGGTAGTTTATCTACAGACATTTACGGTACAAATATGAGTAGTTTTTCTGAAATGCAATGGTGGTTAGGACAATGTAAACCTAAATATTATGAGATGTTACTACATCAAAGATAAATTATAACCACTTATCTTTTGCGTTATTTAATAGTTCATTATAATTATTAAATCCATATATTTTAGACCCTGATAACTTTTCCATCCAAGAGCCAGTTTTCCATACCCCTCTTGCTGACGATTTACAACGAGGACAATTATAAATTAAAACATCTCCCCCAAAATAACAAGGTATAACAGCATCTCCTGCAGGTGTTATATGATGGTTTGAATTAGCGAGTAACATAAATTGAATTTCATTATATGACTTATCACTATTTTCTAATAAATCTTCAATATCAATAACTTCTGAATACTTTTTAATTACTTCTTTATCTCTAATATTAACAGTGGTTTGACCCTTATCTCTTTGTAATTTAAATTTATGTGGATTCTCAGGTGGTCTTATATAGACAATTTGATAATCATTTTTAAATGTGTTAATTATTTTTTCTAAAATTTCACTATTAAAGTAGTTCTCTGGATGATATAACCATTCTTTGGTGTTTTTATTATGTATAGTTAAGATTGGTTTTTCATATACATATTTATCATTTTTATAGAATTCCTTAAGAGGTGGTGGTGTCCATTCAGTATTAGTGAACTTAGGACTATTTAATCCATAACACACATTACCAAATTCACCCTTTAAATATTTAGGTAGAATTGGTGGGTCAAAATGTTTATTTAACTCAGTATGGTTTGGTGAGAAATAAAAAACTGGAGAGGTACCTATCTTACTTTTAGTTGATTTTAAATTACCCTCTAAATATTGATGATACGCAACTGGTAGGTAGTACCATAGGATAAATCCAAATTCATCAAAAGCTTCAACATTAGGATTATTTTTCATTATATGTTTCGATATCTTCGTTTATCACTCCACTGTACCTTTTTACTTCTTCCTAACATAGATAATTTCGCCACTTTTTGGTTGAACGAATTTCTAGTTTCATGTGTGTGAGGGTTACCATTATTTTGTTGGTCAATACTACTCATTACTGTTATTTTTTCTTTTTTTATGTCTTTCCAAGACTGTTTTATGTAACTCCCCCATATTTTGTCGTGCAGATGTGGAGACTGACCCCTTACCTTCACTTTCATGGTGGAAATAAATAAATAGTCCCTTCGGGATTCTTTTACCAATAAATCCAGCATCCATCATCTGTACCCATAAGTCATAATCTACCCATCCTTTCATTTCTGTATTGTATCCCTCTATTGAGTTATAAGCTTCACGGGAATACATAGAGCTATTAACTATAAATGGTCCCTGTAAAAGTCTTTCTTTTGACCACTCAGGTCTTTTTTCTAAACCTTGCATTTCACCAACATGAACAGTATCACAATAAACAGGACTTATTTTAGGATTTTTCTTTATAATGTTAACTCCCGTTTTAAGGTATCCAGGATAAATCATATCATCCGCATCTAAAGGTAGTATATACTCACCTTTACCTTCTCTAACTGCAACATTTCGAGTATCGGACACTCCCGTATTTTCTTTATGTATAATTCGTATACCTTCCTGACCTTCTAATGAATCTAATTTCATTAAACAGTACTCATCATCTGAACCATCATTAACTAAAGT